CCTGCTCCAGCTACTGACGCTGCTCCTGCTGCGAAAAACGCTGCGGTAAGTGGCAATGCGGTAGACGATGTCTTGCTCTCTCAGTGTGTGTACAAGAACATGTATGCGCGCAAGTCTTTGAGTGTACATCACGTGCAACGTCGTCTTGTCGAGCGAGGCTACACCAATGCGGTAGGCGATAAGGACGGTTGGTACGGTGACCTCACAAAGGACGCTGTAGCTTCCTTCCAAAAGGCACACGGGATTGAAGGTGCGGGTACTATGAACGCGGCCACATTGGTAGCACTCTTCGATGGCGATGAGAACGTACACATAGTGGCGTAGTGCGGTGAGACCCCTATGCGGGTAACCATATATACATATACGTCGAACGCATACATTGACACACAGCTACATATGCGGTATGCGGTATGCGGGACATAGAAAAAGGCACCTCCCATTCGGAAGGTGCCCTTTTCGTTTATCGCTTAGGCGTTCAATCCCCAGGCGTTCTTCCACATCTGAGCGATGACCTCTGCCTGTGATTCGTTTACACATGGAAGGTTGTATTGGAATGAGTCTGATGAGTCACCAGTAGGTGATGACATCCAAATCACCACGCGATTTCCTTGGGCGTAGGCCGCGATGACTGCGCCTTTCATTGTGACTGTTGGTGTGTTCATTGTATTTGTCCTTTCATCATTACCTAGGCAGGCTGCCTTGGCTTGATGAATTCATTATATCAACTGATTCTGCTTTCGTACATCATTTCGCAAAGTTTTTTTCTGGCCCTGTGTTCTCATGGCCTACGTCCTTGACACGTGCCTGTCACACGCGCCTGTCACACGCGCACACGCACGCACACGTGCACACACGCACACATTAGTTGACACCTTGTATCTCACATAGACATAGACGTCTTGACATGCATACAACGCGTCTTCCTGCAAAAAAATTCACGCGCAGATAGTCGAAAGCGAAATGCAAGTAACTTTTCTAAACAAAAGCCCGAAACACTTGAACACGGCCCGAAAATAGGCGACTGGCGTCTCGCAGGCCAAACCCACTTACCATAATGTACTAATTCCTCCGTTTCGTACAATCCCCAAAGTAGTTCTAACGGCAAGGTACAATTTCACGTGTATCGTTCACATTTTTCCGCTGCACTGATGATACAGTAAGCCTGTGCCGAGGCAGATAGTGAACCTTCCCGCCGCAGAGTGTGATTTTCTGCGCGTCCTGATGAATGAAGAGCTCTATGCTCGAGCGCAAGAGCTTCACAGTGTGGGTTGGTCTGTGACAGCCATTGCGAATGCCTTTGACCCTCCCAGGCCACGTTCAACCGTCCACACATGGCTGTCCCGACCACACACAATCACTCCCTCAAGAACTATCCCTTTTCCTTCCTCCTCTTCTTCGAATTCATTAATAGCCGCCGCGGAAAATAGCACTACGTCAAGGCCAAAAAGAGAACGACGAGTATACACTCCCTCTTCTCCAGCTCTTCTGGCAACAGAAAAGGCTCGAATCAATAAGATCGCGCCATTGGCTCGTCGCTATAGAGCTCGCGCAAATCCGAACGGCGTCTATGCCTCCGCAAACGACGAGCTAACGAGTATCGCTCACAAAGCGTACTCGAGAGGCGTTGCGATCTCTGAGCTTGCCGCCGCGGCAGGCGTCACGTACCGAGCAATGGCCCGCAGGCTAGGTAAGTAGAGTAAAGCTATGAAGATTATATATGACCTGTTTCCAGCACAGGCACTTGTCACAGCACCTAACCTCGTGTCACGTGACATTTACGCAGAGCTCCAGGTTACGGACATTAAGCGTTTTGAGCACTCGCGCCGAGTTGAGCCTGTCCGCATTGTTCTTACTGAAGACATGATCATGGTTGCCGCGGACGGATCGAACGGCCCAATGCTGATCTTTCGAGAGAAGTATCTTCCTGACACGCTTCTTCTCGACAAGAAAGGCACCACGCGCCTGATCACAGTCAACGGAAAAGCACTTGCGTTCCGCAAGGATAGTGGCTGCGGCTGCGGAAGCATGTTGAGAGCGTGGAATCCATACAAGACACTTTACTCAATGAAAGACCCTACACAATGATATTTAGCTTTTTAGACGGCATTATTTTAACTCTTGCCGTGTTTCGCATCACAAGACTAATCACAACTGATGAGATTGTCTCAAAAATCCGCGAAAAAATCTGGAAAAAGTACCCACCACACAATGGCGGCGTTGGCTATTTGATTACTTGTGACTGGTGTACCAGCATTTGGGTATCATCACTTGTTCTGACTGTGTATAAAATAGCTCCAACACCTGCCATCACCATTTGGGGTATATTTGCCTTGTCTGGTGCAGCAGGATTATTGAGCCGCATTAGTCAATACTGACCGACTAGTTCCGTTCTAGCGACGAGGAGTTTTAGATGGGCGTTTTTCGCCGAGAGCAATCAAGTACAGCACGACAGAGCACAGCCTCGTCGCCACTTACGTACTTTTCAGGTCTGACTCCCGCGCAGGCGGCAACCTACGGGACACCACGAACGATTACCGCGGCCGCAACTCAGATCCGTCTCAATGATAAAGGCGAAGCTGAGCAATTCAAGATGCGCCGCCAGGCACCGTCTTCCGCATGGCAATCAGAAGCCTGGGAGTACTACGACGCAATTGGCGAAATCAAGTACGCTTTTAACCTCGTGGCATCTGTTGTCTCAAGAATTCGCCTTTATGCCGCAGTAATAGAAAACCCCGCTGAAACGCCAGTACCTGTACGTAATTCAAGTACTGTCGACCAACGCCTTGCGGCCGCCGCAGAGCGCGCTCTAGCGCGCCTAGACTCAGCGTATGGCGGTCAAGCAGGTTTGCTGCGCGACGCGGCTCTAAACATCTCCGTGACCGGAGAGTGCTACCTCGTACAGATGCCAGCACGCCTCGGAAGCGGCATCGTTGAATCCTGGGATATTCGCTCAGTTGACGAGGTCCAGATCGACTCTAAGAATAACTACGGGATCGTTTCACGCCGTGACTTACTTAGCAAGGGTGGACATTCTCAGCGCGTGCAAAATGGTATTCTTGCACTTCCTGAAAAAGCATTCGTTGGACGCATCTGGCGTGCACATCCAAGATTTTCTGAAGAGGCGGACTCTTCACTTCGTGGGCTGCTCGACATGTGCGCAGAACTTTTGCTTTTGAACCGCACATTCCGTGCAACTGCGCGTTCCCGTTTGAACGCTGGCGCGCTCTACCTTCCTGACGGTCTTTCTGTAGCAGCGTCTCCAGATCCTGACTACCCGTATGATGACTATGATGACTCACGCCCCGGCGTTACTCCTGAGGAGACGACAGACGAGTTCGAGGACCAGCTCATTGACGCGATGACCACGCCGATTCGCGATGAAGACTCAGCAAGCGCGGTTGTGCCGTTAATTATTCGTGGACCTGCTGAACTTGGCGACAAGATCAAGCAGTTCAAGTTTGAACGTAGCTTTGACCCTGCACTCGCGCAACGCGCAGACCGCGTTCTTGAGCGTATCCTCCAGGGACTTGATGTTCCTAAGGACATCGTTACTGGTTTGGCAAACGTCAAGTACTCAAACGCCATGCAGATTGATGAATCGCTCTACAAGGCGCACATTGAGCCACTTATGCTTCTGATCGCAGATGCGTTGACTGTTGTCTACTTGCGCCCGTATCTCATCGCAAACGGTTTTGACCAATCTCAGGTTGATCGCCTTGTCATCTGGTACGACCCAAGCCAAGTAGCAACGCGTAACGACCGCGCAGCCGATGCAGACGCGGGCTTTGACAAGATGGCAGTTAGCTTTGACACGTGGCGCCGTACTCACGGATTCAGCGAAGCCGACGCTCCAAGTCCGAATGAAGTCGCACTGCGCACCATCCTTGAAAAGGGCATGATCACGCCTGAACTTACTGAGGCAACAATTAAAGCGTTCGCACCTGACATGGTTGATGCTGTACGTTCAAATCAGCAAGCTTCAAGCGTTGGACCGATTCCTCCTGAAGTTGCGCAAATGCTTGGACAGACACCGGCTGAAGGCACTGCACCGGCACCTGCTGCGGAAGCAGCACCCGCTGAGCAACCACCTGCCACTGCGGAAGAACCAGCACCGCCAGAAAATCCTTTTGAAGGTTTCGTGTGAGAGTGACATGTTCTACAATGAAGTACAATTTTCTAGTCATAAGGTAATAGGAGCGAACTAAAATGAGCTTTCACAACGATTCAACAGCAGATCTTGCCGAAAGTCTTGGCTGCCTTCTTGCAAGTGTCTACACAGTACAATTGAAACTTCACGGATTCCATTGGAACGTTAAAGGCAAGGACTTTTCAGAATTTCATGAATTTTTTGGAATGCTTCAAGAAGATCTTTACGGATCAATCGACGAAACAGCCGAGAGCATCTTAAAGCTCGAGTTTGATGCGCCTGGCTCACTGTCCGACATGCTCGACCGCTCGTGCGTCGAAGACTACACAGTCCACGTTGGAGAGCCAATTGATATGACAATGCAGTTTCTTCACGACAATGAAATGATCATTGAAAAGCTCAAGGCAGCAGGAGAGCTCGCGGGCGCTTGTCGTGAGTATGGAATACAAGACTTTCTCGCCGGTCGCGAAGACACTCATAAGAAGTGGTCTTGGCAGGCACGTGTAATCTCTGGTCTTCAACCATCACGCCGCTTGGAAAAAGCTGACGCTGGTCTTCTGCAAGTTGCTGAGATTATCGTGCCCACCATCGTTGAAGCCCAGCCTATTCCAGCGGCACCATGCTGCTCAGAAGGTTGCATGTGTTCTCCAGAAGCATGTGTCTGCGGCCTCGACTGCATGTGTGGATGCAGATCTCAAATGGTTGTCGTAGCGGCAACTGTAAAGCAAAAGCAAGATCGTCCAGAAAAGAAGACAGCAGTTACTGCAAGTGCTAAGCGCAAAGTCTTCTTCGCAAAGAACACTGACGAGATGCTCAAAGAAAAAATGTCAGCACACAATGAAAAAGCTCCGGGCGGTCGCAAAGCTACATTGTCGACACTGCGCGCTGTCTATCGCAGAGGCGCGCACGAGTACATTGGCAACTTGAGCGACACAACAAGTCGCGATGCGGTTGCTGTGTCGAGAGTGAATGCATTCTTGCGCCTTCTTGCGTCTGGATCTTCTCCAGTTTCTGGGTACGTACAAGACAATGATCTTCTTCCGACAGGGCACCCAAAATCTTCGCGAGGAGCTTCAACAGCTGTGACTGCGTCGATGGTTGCTGAGTCTGAGATGTACATCACTTTGAAAAACGAAAAAGAGTACGCGTCTCCCAACGAGGCTCTTGTAGCAATGGCCGAATATTCAGGTCTTAGTTACTCTGTGATCCCAGCCCTTAAAGCGGCATGGACACGCGGCGTGAAAGACAATGAAAATCCATTTGAACGTGCAAAGAATCTTTCCGTTTCATTGTACAATAGCAAAGACGCGGATCTTCTTCCGCGTAGGAAGGTTGATTCGCTGTGAGCAAGCGTAGACGTGACACAAAGTGGCTTGATCAGCTTCGTGCAGAAGCCATTGCACTCGTAAATAAATCAAACTCTAAATTTAGACCAGAGCGCCAAGTTACACGCCAAGCAGCACTAGCTGTAGTTGACCGTAGCCTAGCGTACACAAGCAACTCATCGCAAGAGATTCGATCATTCTCAGCTCTTCGCGCGCTGTCTTCGTTTATCTCGCTCGCGACTATCTCAAAAGCAACTGTTTCATCTCTTGAAAACTCAGACTTGCTTCCAATCGGGCACCCATTCTCAACAGCGCCTCACGCGATGTCGGCTAGCGCGCTTCGTTCTGCTCGCGCACAATGGGTCGCATCAGATCCACTTGTCGACGATTCGATTAGAGCTCTTGTTGCGAGTGCTCACTCGTTAGAGCCAGGTTCGATCGAACGTCAACACGCATTTGCTCGCCTTATCGCTGCTGGTCCACAGCTTGTACCAATTACTGCAGCGATTGACATTGGCGACGTTGAAATCGTCCGCACTTATACTCCAGTTCCTCTTGTTGCTGGTCTTTTGAGCTTTGTTGGCGGCAACTCTCGCGCAGCACGTTCGATGCGTGCAAAGCTTCAGCGCCGTGACCGCTATGGTCGATTCGCATTCATGGGCGGTGGCTTTTCATTCAAGATGAAGATGGTCGATGGCTCATTCCGCAGCTTTTCCGGTCGTGTTGTCGGCCGTGGTACAGAAGCAGACGCAAATAGTGGCCTTGTCGAGGTTGAGCTCATGCGCGGAAGCAATGGAATTAATGTTGCCGGTCAAATTGTAAAGGTACCGTCAAACAAAGGTACTGCAGTAAAGGCAATCATTCCTCAAGAAGGACTTGAAGGTCTTCCTGACCAGGGCGAAGTGCAGCCTGATGACGTGTTCGTATCAGGGGCGCAGATGATCCAATCAAAGACTGGAGCTCCTGACGGTTGGAAGCCAGTAAAAATGGCAAAGGACTCGAGCGGCAAAGAATACGCTACTCAATGGGAGTCTCCAGATGGTTATGTCGTCAACGGTGTCGGTAAATACAACCACACCGAAGACTATGAAAATGTTGGTCCTGGTTCCGCAGGTCGGGCTACACACCGCCAGCCACAACTGCAGCCCGCTCGTCAAGAACTTGACTTTGTAGATTTCCCTGCTGTTGACACATGGGCAGACGTAGAAGACGTTATTAGTCGCGACCAAAACGACTACGAAGCTGATCTTAAAAAGTACAACAGCCTCGACGGTGACGACGCAGCGCAAAAAGCCTGGGTTGCCGAGCAAGAAGCAAAGGGCCGCAAGAACGCAGCCGACAAGCCACAAATTCTTCGTGAAGAGTCTGACTCGTTTGCCGAGCAGCTTCAAGACGCAGTTGGTGATGACAAAGGTATTCGCTTTAACGTAAACGGCCAAGACGTAGCTCTCAAGCCGACAGAAGTTACTGACACATCAGTAAAGGGCACAGACGAAAACGGCGAAGAGCGCGAAATCAAACTCGCTGATATTAAGTCGATGTCTGAAGAAGCCACACCGGCACCTACACCTGCCGAAGCTGCCACTCCCGACTCAGAGTTTAACTACAAAGAAGCAGTCAAGACTCTTAGAGATCCAAAAGCGTCTATGGACGAGAAGTTTGATGCTGTATTTAGAACAGCAAAGGGCACGCCTGTCACTGATGAAGGCGTACTGCCAGATCTAACCAGAGGTGAAACTTACGCTGATATCCCTGAAGGCTCAGAAGTAGTATTCGGCACATCCCAAACGTTCTATATCCGCACACCTGACAGCAGATATGCGGTTATTGAAACAGGTGCTACTAACGAAAAGAACCAAGTAACTCCTGACTATGTTGACTCAATGCCAATACAAGCTGCAGAGGTTCTACGTGACCTGCTTAATATTGGTTCTAACGCAGGACTTATGTTCGCTGAAGGCGGTTTTGACGATCGTGACTTCGAAAACAGTTTCAGACGAGCGCTGCCTAGCGACAAGTTTGACTACAAAGAAGCACTCGCAACTTCTAAGGATCCGAACGCAACACCTAACGACAAGTTCGATGCGATATTCCAAGCTCTTGATGGCGTACCTGTCGCCGATGTGTTGAAGGAACTGAGTGGCGGTCAAACCTACGCTGACATTCCTAAAAGATCAGTTGCGCTGTTTACTGCCTTTGATGGCGATGAGATCCTAATTCGCAAGCCTGACGGTAAGTATGCGATTATCGCGCTAGGTGCTACTAACGATAAAAACCAAGTAACTCCTGATGACGTTGATGCGATGCCAACACAAGCTGGTGAATACATAGACCAACTGCTCGATGATCATGACTATTTTAGAGGCGGATTTACTAACAAAGAATTCGACGATGAGTTCAGAAGCCAGCGCGCTGCTGCCGAAGCTGCCACTCCCGACTCAGAGTTTAACTACAAAGAAGCAGTCAAGACTCTTAGAGATCCAAAAGCGTCTATGGACGAGAAGTTTGATGCTGTATTTAGAACAGCAAAGGGCACGCCTGTCACTGATGAAGGCGTACTGCCAGATCTAACCAGAGGTGAAACTTACGCTGATATCCCTGAAGGCTCAGAAGTAGTATTCGGCACATCCCAAACGTTCTATATCCGCACACCTGACAGCAGATATGCGGTTATTGAAACAGGTGCTACTAACGAAAAGAACCAAGTAACTCCTGACTATGTTGACTCAATGCCAATACAAGCTGCAGAGGTTCTACGTGACCTGCTTAATATTGGTTCTAACGCAGGACTTATGTTCGCTGAAGGCGGTTTTGACGATCGTGACTTCGAAAACAGTTTCAGACGAGCGCTGCCTAGCGACAAGTTTGACTACAAAGAAGCACTCGCAACTTCTAAGGATCCGAACGCAACACCTAACGACAAGTTCGATGCGATATTCCAAGCTCTTGATGGCGTACCTGTCGCCGATGTGTTGAAGGAACTGAGTGGCGGTCAAACCTACGCTGACATTCCTAAAAGATCAGTTGCGCTGTTTACTGCCTTTGATGGCGATGAGATCCTAATTCGCAAGCCTGACGGTAAGTATGCGATTATCGCGCTAGGTGCTACTAACGATAAAAACCAAGTAACTCCTGATGACGTTGATGCGATGCCAACACAAGCTGGTGAATACATAGACCAACTGCTCGATGATCATGACTATTTTAGAGGCGGATTTACTAACAAAGAATTCGACGATGAGTTCAGAAGCCAGCGCGCTGCTGCCGAAGCAGGAGGCGGCAAAGGCGCAGAACCACCGAAGCCACCATCAAGCCGTGTCTCTGGCCCTCTTGAGCCCGGTGAAAGCGGCCCTGGTTGGACTGCTTACAGCTCGTCGAAGTTGTCGTACTCACACCAACCAAATACAGACAGTGTCTACAGCGCACACACAATTACTGAGCGCGTAGGAACAGACGGCAGCACGTATGAAGTCTGGCGCATGGGTTGGGGTGTCGCTAACCAAGCGTATGGCGACAACATTAATGTTGCAAGAGGTCTTTCGTCGTGGAACGATGCGATCGATGCCATCGATGCCGACATGGTTGAAGTTAACAAGATCAACGCAAAGGCAAATGAAAAAGCTGCGGCCGCAGCAAAAGCAGCTGAAGCAGCCAGATACATTCCACTCGGAGATCGCGGTGCACCTGGCGACAAGAACCCTGTCGCTGGTATAACAGAAATGCGCTGGATTAAACAAAGCGGCAACGTAAGAATGTCAGACGGAAGTCAGACTATTTACTTTGACGAAGAAGACGGCGACGGCATCAATGACGCTAAAAAAGACGGCTTCCGCATTGTCAGCGGCACAGGCGGCGGCAGTGAGCAAAGAGAGGTCCCTAAGTATCGTCCGTCTACAGGCGTAACACGCGACCTTCTGCCGTTTGAGTCACGTCAACAGCTCGAGAACGCAATTAATGCTGTCATCAGCAAGGGCGACAACATTCGCTTTAAGTATGGCGCTAAAGATATTGTTTTCCAGCCTTCGAAGATCTACGACAACAAGAAAAACGGAAATCGCAACGTCACGGGTTGGTCAGTCACTGATGGTGATGAGCGCACGTACAACGTTGACAAAATCTCAGCGATGCCTGAAGCTCCTAAAGCTCCGCAGGCCGCTGAAGCTCCAATAGACGCCGCTTCTGCAGCTCTAGAATTTGTATCTCGCAAAATCTCTGACACCGACTTCTTGCAAAAGATCCGCGGTCTTGAAGAAGCCGGTGAGATTTCATCAGATCAAGCGCAAAAAATTGGCGATGTAGTAGCAGACTATGACAATGGCGACGGCGATCTTGATAGAGATGATCTCTTTTCAACTCTCAACAACATTATCTCTGGCGAAGTAAGTCAAGAACCAGATGAAGTCGACTTCAACAGCTACACTGATCCTCTTCCAGACTTGAACCGTCGTCGCATTGAAATGGCGATGGACAAGAAGCAAAAGCTTCGTGTCAGCTACAAGGGCAAAGATCGCGTAATTGATCCTCAGCGTCTTTGGGTTAACCCTAAAACAGGAAAAGAACTTGTTACCGCGCTCGACATGTCTGATGGCGGAAAAGAAAAAAACTTCTTCGTCGAAGACCTTGACGGTCCAATCGCGCCAAGCGGACAAGTTGCTCGCCCTGTCCTCACCGCGCTTAGTGACGAGGAAATCGCTAATGCGCAGCAAAATGCATTAAACTTCCGCGAGAAATATGCTAACGACCCAGACTTTAAGAAGTTTGTCCAAGACAGCCCACGAAACACTGGCGTACAGCAGCTGCTTGATACGTACGAAAGCAAACCACAGGAAGGTCCAGTTGATTTAACATCAATCGACCAAGACGGACTCCGTTCTGCAATTGAAGGCGCTATTGCAAGCGGCAAAGACGTTTCATTCCTTTATCACGAAAAGCCTCGCGTCGTTACGCCGATTGAGATCACTGTCAATCCAAAGAACAACCGTCCAAAGCTTCGCGGTTTTGAGTACGCCGCTGACGCAGAAAAAGAATTCTTCCTCGACAAGTTTGCAAAGCCAGTCGATAGCAAGCTCAAGCAGACGGAACTTGACGACATCATTAATCTTCCACAAGAAGACCTCGATCAAATAGTCGACGCACTGTGGCCTGCTCCAGCAACACCTGCAGCGCAACCAGTCACACGCGCTAAAGAAACAGGCCTGCAAGAAATTGACACTAAGGGAAGCACAGCTGTCAATCGCGCTGCGTATGATCCTCAGACACAAGACCTCTTTATACAGTTCGGATCAAAGGATGGTAAGGGCGGCGGAATCTACAAGTACTCCGATGTTCCTCAAGATTTTGTTGATCGATTTGCCGCTGCTGATTCTCTCGGAAAGATGATTCCAGAGCTCAAGAAGTCAGGTAAGAGCGACAAGGTTGACGAGTTTCCAGCAACTGGCGCAGCCGCGCAGCTTGCAGAAGACTTGGCGTACCGTAGAGCGGCTGCTCGCGAGTTCTTTACCGCTCTTTCAAAAGTAATGGAAGCATTCCACCTCGACTTCGAAGATTTGTTCGGACTTGGTGTTACAACAGAAGTTGAGCGTGGTGACAGAGGCTTAGCACAATCTGCGCTCACGCAATTTGACGATGCGTTTGACTCGATCACGACGGTCTTTACTACGCCGCTTCCGCAGTCAGAGATAGACGATCTTACAAACAATTTCTTTAGCAAATACAAAAAGGCAAAGAACAGTTGGGTTAGATCTCTTGGAGAAGCATTTGACGTTTCAAGAACAGGCCAGGGAGCATCTGATGGCCTTGAAGACTATGAATATGACAAGGACCTAGCTGAAGCATTTAAGTCAGATCCATCGACTCTTATCGAAGGAATGCGCCGCGGACCTCGTAAGTTTATCTTTGACATCGGCTACGCCGAAGACGTTGAAGAAACAATTCGACGCTTCACAGAAGATTACGGATTCACTGCAGAGTTAACAGGCAGTGACTGGCACGGTGGCTACCCAGGGGTTGAAGTCACCGTCGAGGACAGCTCAATCACCAGCACTGACCTTGCAAGCATGCTCGGTCTGACACCCGAGGACTACGCAGCCGCGCAGGAACAAGGCGATAAGATGCTTGCTGGCTACCGCGTAGATCTTCCAGATTTCTATGCCGAAGGCGGCGAAGATTACGTACAAAATCAACAAGACGTAGACAGGTGGACTTCGAAAAACGCAGTTCAAGTAGAGGCTCGCTTTGTTGAACCAGGAGTAGTTCGTTTCTTTGGCTCTCCAGAAGACCTTCGAGATGCAATCGCCATCGCAGCTGGAGAAGATCGCGTCGACGAGCTTATGGCAAACGTGTACCGCGAGCGCCCAGTCGACGAAGTGCCTACGTCTATTCCAGGTGAAATTGACGACAGTCAGATCATTGAGTCAACTGATGCGCCAAGTGTGTTTAGTGAAGCTGTGTTTGACGACGCATTTCCCGCAGTTGGTGAAGGCTTCTACAAAATCAATATCTTCGATCGATACGTACCAAAAGGCGCAGCCGACGACGTACAGAGTTCTGACTACACTGATGATCCAGCAGTTCTTGCTAATAAGTATAGCGCAATCACACTTTTGTGGGCACTCAAGAACGCGATTAGCCCAGACGAAGAAACAGGTGCACCAGCAACAGGGTATGGACTGCTCAAGTTCGACAAAGCTGATGAGTATGTAAGTGCCGAGGCAATATACGACGCTGTGTCTCGATTAGGAATTGGTGATGTTGAAGTAATTCTTGCTGGCATCTACGACGCAGGCGTCGGCGGAGAAGAAAACACAGACCGAGCGCTGGAACGATCAGCTATTAGAGCAAGAGATGCCGCCAACGCGCCAATTGACAGTTTCTCAAAGTCAATTATTGACATGACTGACTCAAGCAGATCTAGTCAAATCGACCAAGCAAAAATTCTAAACGGAATGCTTGCCAATCCAGATTCCGCGTCTCGCGTGGTTAGATCACTAGAAAACTTCGTCGAGCCCAACGATAAGCTTGTTGACATTGCAGACAGACTTATGTGGATCCAAGACAATGATCCTGACGAACAAAGCGTCAACATGGGGACGTTCTTAGATCAATATCTTCCACTTGCAACAAGCCCAAGTGATACTGATCGTGACGCATTTAGAGGCGTCTGGGGAATGCTCATGTCAACTGACGGCGGCGACAGCATCGACTTTGAAGGATTGACTGACAGTGACGATCACTTCAGAGCTAGAGTATTCCAAGCGCTTGTTCGCGCAGAAGGTAGCGAGCTTGCTGCGCAAGACGCGTATGAAGAACTCATAGGTGCTTACGGCGGATATCCTGAATTCGTGATCGGACGTCAACGTCTTGCTGATGGAGAAGATGATCTCAACTCGAAGACAACAGCAGCTGCGTTTGCAAGACTTGTTGCTGCGGCCGCGCGACCAAACGTAGAAAAACTCTACAGATACGTCGGAGTTTCCAAGGACAATAGCGCACTACTCGACATGTACACTACAAAGGGTTCAGTCTTTGACATGGACCCGAGGTCATTCACATCTAGCGATGTAACAAAGGGCGATCCAGAGCAGCAAGACTCTCGAAACAAGGGATTCGACAGAGTGTACTTCGTACTTGAGCCCGGCGACGGTATGACAGTTTCTGCTCATCACATTTCGCCTTTTGAGAATGAAAAAGAACACTTCGGGTACGGCACATTTGAAGTCTTGTCTGTTGAGTCTTCGTTCATCAAACTAGGCAGCATTCAAGAAAAGCATATTGTCAGAATCAAGCAGGTTTCTTCAAGAGGCCAGAACACTGATTACGAGCCTACAACAGAAAACCTCGTCCCTGACTACGGCGACATTTCAATGTGGAAAGAAGTTGGTTACGCCTCACAGGCTGGCTCAAACGAAGGTGGCTTCTTTAAAGACCCGTACGGTAAAAAGTACTACATTAAGAAAGGCCGCTCGCAGTCACATGTTGACAATGAAACACTTGCGACCGCGTTCTATAATGAGCTTGGGCTTCCATCGCCTGCGCAGGGATTCGGAATGCGTGATGGCGAGCTGTACTTAGTTAGCCCGATTATCTCTGACGAGGGTAATTTCCGCGGCATGCTTCGCAATGAAGAATTTATGAGCCAAGTACGTGACGGGTTTGCAGTCGATGCGTGGCTTTCTAACTATGATGTCACTGGCATGGAATACGACAATATTGTTCCTGGCCCAGACGGACAACCGTTCCGTATTGACAACGGTGGTGCTCTTAGGTGGAGAGCAACAGGCGGCTCTAAGCCATGGTTCGACGAAGACGTTACAGAACTCGACACAATGCGTGATCCAGATTTGGCAAGAATTAAAGAGGCCGCGGTAGTGTTTGGCGGCATGACAGAAGACGATGTCGCTCGTAGCGCACGCCGACTTCTTGACATCACACCGTCACGAATCATTGACATGGTTGCATCAGGAATCAAGGATCCAGACGAGGCACGCGAAGTATCGCGTATTCTGATTGCGCGTCGTGAGCAGATTCTTAGCCGTTATGGCCTTGACACAGTCAATCCAGACGCAGACATTCTTGGCGAGCCAACTTCGTTGGCGACAAGCATGGGCTACGCAGCACGCGATCTTCAGCCTGAAGATATCACAGCAGGCGATTCGTTTACCATTGAGCGCGTGTTTCACGATGCTGACACGCCTAAGGGCAAGATCAGCGTTGAAGGATACTTCCCAGGGCACGAAACACAGCGCAAAGAATGGAACGAAGGAACCGTCATTGATGTATTCCGCGGAGCTCCAATTCCTCCAAAGGGAGACAAGCCAGCTCTTCATCGTCCAAAGCGTCCGTTTGAGCCTAAGGCACCGGCATTTACCGGATCAGCTGCTGAACTGATTGACGGAGCTTCTGATTGGGAAGAAGTACGCGAAAGACTTCGCAACACTGAACTCGTTTTCTTTGACTATGAAACAACTGGATTCCCTGACCGTGACAAGGGCGACTTCAGCACAAATCAGCCCGTGCAGCTTGGTGCTGTTCGCGTAGTCAACGGCGAAGTTGTCGACAGATTCAACATGCACATGAGTCCAGGCGAGCCGCTCGGCCTGTGGTCACGCGAAAATCTTAAGCGTGACGGTGGCGTTATTCTTACAGATGAGTGGCTCTCTGAGCAGCCTGGAAAAGACGACGTACACAGACAGTTTACAGAATGGGCTGGTGAAAACGCAATCTTTGGTGCACACAACGCGCCGTTCGACATTGGAGTGTTCAATGGTGTGATCGCAGACGCTGGAATTGACTACACACCTGCAGGTGTAATCGACACTCTTAAGCTTTCACAGCAGTTCATGCCGTCGAAGTCACAGAAGGTAAAGCCAGACGCAAACGGACCGTTAAACCACAAGCTTAAGACTCTTGTTGAGTTCTTCGGTGGTACACTGGAAGGATGGCACTCTGCTGACGCTGACGCAGAAGCTGTTGGAAACGTTCTTGACGGAATTATTCGCGCAATCAACGACAAGCCACTTCCTGATCTTGCAAAAGACGCGCAAAAGTACGAACGCGATAAAGAAAACTTCGATCGCGCTAAGAAAGAATACGCTCAAGCACTTCTTGACTATGAAACAGCGAAAGCTGTTGCAGCCGCGTGGAACTGTGGCGGCGGCGGAATCAAAGCATCCGGTGATCCATACGGAGAAGACTGTAACGTTCCGTCGATCGATGACATCATCAAGCGCGCAACGCCAGATGAGTCAGACTTCGTCGACCCAGATGGACTTCACTCTGGCCCAACAGACGGTTCATCTAGCCCGCTACCAGACCGCGGTGCAGATGATCTTGAAGATTACATAATTCCATTCCCAGAGAGTGTTGACCCTGCTGACCTTTTCAAGGGCGAAAAGTTTACGCCGACATTACAACAGCAAAATATCATTGCCGCGTGGTTGACAGGTGAAGACGTAGTCGTACTTGCAAAGGCAGGAACAGGCAAGACAACAACATTGACACTCGGAGCTCGAGTTATTCAGGGCCTTGAGCCTAGCAAGCGGTTGCTGTACATTGCATACAACAGATCAGTTGCAGACGAGGCAAGCACGAAGTTCCCACCAAACACCGTGGTAAAGACTTCTGACGCAGTGGCATACAACTTTATGAGATTGCAGTACCCTGATCTTTTCAAGAAGTTCAAGAGCGACACAGCGTTATTCAACAAAGACGACATCGCCAAGTTCCTGGGCCTTTCTAAAGTAAAAATCGGCGACGAGGTGTACGAGGCATCAGAAATAGCATCAATGGTGCAGGACACGGTCTTCAAGTTTGAGATCAGCTCAGATCAAATGCTCAACATGGGTCATGTTTTTGAAGCGGAGGTTCCATCTGAATTGAGTGATGTTGTGTTCTCTGCAGCGCAAACATACTGGTCAGATATTCTCAACCCAGACGGAAAGATGCCGTTTGCATTCAACGAGATGAAGAAACTTTGGTCGATGAGCAAGCCAGATTTTTCTGGTACTGACTCAGGTGTCGACAGGTCGATCGACGTCGTTATGCTTGATGAAGCTCAAGACACGAACGACGCTGTTGGCAGCGTTGTTCTCAATCAGTCAATTCAGGTCATCATGGTCGGTGACCCTGACCAAGCTATCTATCAATTCAATGGCGCTAAGGATCAACTACAAAACGCTGTGGCTCCATATCGTCTTCCATTGACGGAGTCGTGGCGCTACGGTCCAGAAATTGGCGGCTTTGCGAACAGGTTCCTCGCGCTCAAAGAAAGAGTACACGGAGTTGAAACAAACCGCGGCATTGGACGCGGACCAGCAGGTCAAGTTCTTCCTGCTGGAACAATGACAGATGCTGAAGCAGTTATCGTAAGATCGAACGCCGGAGCGTTTAGAGATATTCTTGTAGAAATCGAAAACGGAAGAACAGTCGGTGTCACTAAGTCGTTCTATGCAGATCTTAAGGGATTCATTGAAGCAACAGAATGGCTAAAAGCTGGCGGTACATCAAGTGGCAAAAAGCGCCCAGCGCGTATGCCAGAAGATCTGCGTGGTTTCCGTTCATGGAAAGATGTCGCTGAGGAAGCTGCAAAGGGCGAAAAGAGCGATTTAGGCACAAAGACAGGCATTCTTGTTGACATCGTAGAGGAAGAAGGAATCGAAGGTCTTTACGATTTACTTGGAAAGATCCAGCAAATCGAAAGTGTCAGTGACGCCAAGAAGAGCATGGGTGGTGACACCGGCACTGCTGCACGCTCTGAATTTGATCTTCCCGACGAACTTGGGGTTGGTGCATACGGCCAACTTACTGACGGAATTAGCTTCTCTATAGACCCTGTCGGAGTCATAATCACTGGCAAGAAGACATTCCCATATAAGGAAACACTCAAGAAGGTTGCAGACTGGAACGGAAAAAGCAAGGTCTGGAAGATTTCAGCGAGCACAGACGCTAGCCGTCGCGCCGCTCTTGAAAAGCTTCAAAATTTGATTCGTGATCTTGAAGGATATGGTTCAACACCAGAGGCGCGTGCTGAGCAGGGAATTGACGTAGTCGTTTCAACAGCGCATCAAATGAAAGGCCTTGAGTTTGGACGAGTTCGTGTCGGTACAGACTTCCGTGGCCCACGCAAGGATAAGACAACTGGCGAAATCATTTGGCCAAATATCTCTGAGTTTAACCTTGCCTACGTAACTGCCACACGCGCCATCAATGCACTTGATCCTGGTTCTTTGGACTGGATCTACGATTCTACGTCTGCCAATGACGAAAGCTCGTTCCCAGAACTCGCAGGTCAAGAAGCCGAAGCCGAAGCCGAAGAACAGGACGCAACTCCAGTCCCAGAAGTCACTGACGAAAGCGGTGACGGTGGCGCAGAAGAGCCTCCAGCAATTACAACAGCTCCCGGTGGAGATGGCCCGTCTGACGACGAGCAAGCTGTCTACGACGCTCTTGACACCGTGTTTTACGCGATCCAAGATGCTGCAGACACAAAGGGCAACAAAGACTTTGGTGCCAAGGCAGGAATCAACGCACTGATCGACATGCGCAAGAAGCTCAGTGTGATCTTTAGCGGTAACCCTGCGCTCAATGATCTCATTGATGAAACCATTACTGGCATCGAAACTAAGAAGTTTGGCGATCCAGAAGATGGCGTTGTAGACGCGCAAAAGAAACTGCCAGCAATCTTCGGACGTGAAGCCGCACAAGAACCTGGAACTGTTGAAACAGCACAGGACGATTCTGCAGATATTGTAACAGCGCCAGACATGCCAGCGGTTGATGAGCCAATGACAGATGAGCAAGTCAGCGAAGTTGTCGAAGAAACTCCACAACTTGTCGAGGCCGGCTCGTTTAACTTGGAATTTATTCGTGATCGATTCGCAGAAGCCGACAGCATGTTCAATGAAGCAGCGAGCAACATGAAGCGTACTTCAAGCAAGGACATTGTAGCTGACGTTAGAGAAGGCGTAAACGAAGTATTGCGCGATCTTGTCGCAGGAAACATTACGCTCGATGATGCGTATGAAAAGCTTGCGGAGGTTGCTGAGTCTGTTCCAGAGCAGCCTTTGACGTCGAAGAACCCAGATGCCGCAGAGATTGAAGCTCTTACTGACTATGTAAATTCAATTCGCGACGCGATTGAAGAAGTAAAGTATGGACGTAGATTAAGCGAACATCTTCCACCGCCAGAGCTTCTTAACAAGGTCGGCGAGCCAATGGGTACGTCAAAGAATGGAATTCTTATCCGCCGTGGAATGCGCGTCCGCGATAAAAACGGATTCGCCGGTCGCGTTCTTGACTACAACAAGACAGACTGGCTCGGCGTATTCGTTCGCTTCGACCTTGACCCGCGCGCACAGGAAGCTGTCAAGAAAGGCAACTGGGGTCCAGGCGTTGCTCGAATGATCCGCACAGCGTCAACGCTCGATGTTATTGGCGAGGACGAGGCGCCATGGGCAGACGTGAGAAACGACGCTCAGAAGAAGAAAGATGAGGACAAGGGCAATGACCCACGTCCGCCAAGCTTCGACCAGCAGCTTGAGATCTATAACAACATGATTCAACGCAGAAGCGAAGAAACGTGGTCAGGCGAGGAATCAGATCGCTCAGATGACGATGACGACGATGATGGCGGAGGCGATCCAGACGGCGGTGGAACTGGACCTACGCCTAGTGACGATGGTGGTGGCGGCGGCAACTTCCCAAAAGTTGAGGCCCCGCAAGGGGCACCCGAGGCTCCTGAAGACATAGCAGAATTAGCACGCTGGAACAAAGTAAAGCCGATACAAGATCCAGCTCAGTTTTTGTCAGAAATTGAAGATGATCTTTGGCGCGAGAGCAGTCAGTTCGCGAAGTTTATCTACAAGTGGGAAGATAAGCAGTCGTATGATGACTACTTCCTTGACGGCGCGTACTACTACATGGGTGGCGGAGCTGAAGAAGTAAACTCGTGGTTAGTGGGACTGAAAAGCGATGCAGAAGGCGCGACAAAAAGAGATGAAAAATGGTTCAATGCTGTAGTAAAAACTTTAGATAAGCTTATCAGCTTATCTCCAAAGACTAAAAAAGACATGGTTGTCTATCGTGGAGTAGACAAGAGAACAAAAAACAATAAGCTCTACGACATGCTTTCTAATCTGCAGCCGGGCGATGAGTTCGACAACGCGGCGTATTCTTCAACGTCAATCGTTGAGAGCGTTGCGCAGAATTTTAAGGGGAGAGCCGGATATCTTCTTGAAATTGTTGTTCCTAAAGGGTCTCGAGGGTTTTTTGCCGACCCAGCTAGTGGAAGAAAAGTCGAAGACGAAGAAGCTTACAGTAATCCAGAGTCTTTTTCAGAGATGGAGGCTGAATTCATTCTTCCAAGGAACACTGTCTTTAAAGTGATTTCTCGAGAAGGCGATAAAATCAAAGTTGTCGTAGTTCCAAAAGAAAAAGACAAAAACAAGACTGAAGATCTAAGTTCTGCATTTGTTAAAGCAGAAGCTCCTCAATCGCCTGTTGAAAAAGTAGAAGAATCTGATGTAGCTGCTGCTGACATTGATCAACAATGGCAGGTAATGCCAGCAAGCAAAAGCCCAGAAGAGCTTGATGCGCAGTTTGAGGATTACTATAGAGGATTAGACTTTCCAGTTGACCCATTCATTAATAACAACGTCACTGAAGAACAAGAGCGTGCGTCTTATGGAATGATAGCTTATCAAGCCGAAGACTACTCTCTCATCAATGGACTTCTTCGCAATCGGATAACTGTAGAAGAAGAGGTGTACGGAGAATTCGGCGACGTCATAGATCCCGTAGAGTACAAAGCTACTGTAAAACAGATTTACAGCATGGACATGCTGTATGAAAATGCTCCTACAATCCCAGAAGACATGGTCCTGTACAGAGGAGTCCACAGCGATTACTCAGATAAGCTAATGCGGTCATATGAAGTAGGCGACTTGTTTCAAGACCCGGCGTACTCATCGACAACAATCAGTTTAGAATCGGCTGAAATATGGGCGTCTTCTCACAATGCGGACTATGTTCCAAGCGTGCCCAGCGAAAAACCACCAGGGCTTATTCTCGAAATTATAGCACCCGCTGGAACTAGAGGCATCTATCTTCCGGCGTATCTGGGTGGCCAAGTAGATCACGGCGACGAGCTTGAAGTTCTTCTCGACAGAGGCACTACATTTAGAGTAATCACTAAAATAGAAGACGCTGACGGCAACACTCGCGTTATGCGAGTTGCAGTCGTTGATCAAACAAAAAAACCGATAGATCCAAATGCACCTTGGAGTGCACCGGAAGAAAAGATCACAGAGCCAGACGCTCCGGAAGTTGACAACTCTCCAGAAACAGTAAACAGGTTAGGCAGCGAGGTGTCAAACCCCGCTGAGGCAGATGCTGTTGTAATTGATAGAACTCCACCTGACGAAGTTTTAGTTGAACTGCTGCGAGAAGGTGGAAGCCAGACTGTCGGTTCTAGATTCAACGAAAACTGGGCTACATACATTGAAGAATTGCCGCAAAAAAAGTTTGAAGAAACATATACTTTTCCAAAAACTGGCAAAACTGTACCAAGTCTAAAAAAGCGGTACAAGGATCTTGCAGAATTTTTAACTGAGTTTGCACAAAATAGCACATTCGACACAGGCCTTCCCGTTGCTAAGTACAACATTCCTGGAAGTAGCTTCAGGACTCTGCCAGGCGTTGAAGTCGACGTTGACGAAGACGGCGATGCACGCTTTACAGTTAAAGACGGGATTGGCGTTTTGTTTGCGCAAGCTGTTGCTGCTTACTCTAGCGGAGCTGCGTACACAGGGACAAGAAACAACGAAGAAGGCATAGCAGACAGAATCAAAAGATTTAGAGGACAACGCACTAGTGAAAATCTGTCGTCATACAGTCCAGGATCATTATTGGGAGTGCAGGAGACACACGAATCGTTGTACAACTTCTGGAGAAGCTACGCGGCTATTATGAACGATCCTAGCTTACTAGATGTAAACTATGGCACTCAAAATGAGCACAGCATAAGTTTAGCAGGAATACTTTTGAATACGTTGTCTTTTGCTGGAAAACTTGACGGAACTTTTGTAAGAACTCTCACATTCAAAGACGTAGACATTGATAGCCCCGAGCATCCGCTTCACGCTCTTACATCTGTCGGGCAAGAAATAGCAATGCGGCCAAGTTCGTGGGCCAAATTTGGTCAAGGCGGTGGAACTGCTGATGACGATGACGGACTGTTCACGGCTACAGGTTTCGGCCAGCTTAGCAATCTTGGCGACGTTGCATTGTTCATTACAGACCCTGAAGGTCTTGCAATTGGCGATTTTACGGCCATGGCAGAAAATGAAGCTTTGCTTAAAAATGGACGATACAGAGTTGTCAGCGTTGAAAAAGTCACAGCAACACGCAAAGCCTGGGACTTAGACGTAGAGGACTGGGTCGTAGGCGAACACACCTACACAAAAATTACTCTTGAGCAGAGTAAGTCAGAGCCGTCTGATACGCCAAAAGAAGCGTTGACTACAAAAGACTTAAGTCTTATACAAGACCAAGTCGATCCAAAGTTTCTTGACCCACAAAAAACACCGCAAAAAGACGATGGCGATGAGCTCATATCTGCGCAAGAACTAATGGGATTGCCAGCAGAAAACGCTTACGGACTTTCGCTGCTAGATAGCGAATCAGAAGAATATCTAAATAACCAAAGAGATGCAAACGCCTACGGTCTTAATCAGCGAGTAAGAAGCGAAGGAGTGTTTACTCCAATAATCGTCCGTGAGTGGAAAGACGGCACGCGCAGTGTGTATGACGGTCACCACAGACTAATAGCTGCGTTTGACAATAATCCTGACTTTCAAGTTCCTGTAGTTATTGAAAAAGTAGATTCTAACTTTGAAGACGAGTTCTATTCTGCTAAGCCAAAAGAAACGCTAACTCCGGTAAAAAATACTAAAAAGTACCAAGAAGATCTTGAAGAGATCTACGACAACGCTCTTGGAGATGACGTAAATGATGCAAATGCCGCAGCTATGCGCTTGTACCAAGAAGACCCGAACATGTGGGTTGCAACTAACTATCGCCTAAGAGGAACTAAGCCAGCAAGTCGAATAGAAGAAGAGCACAACGTTGAACTGTCAGACCTAGACACTATCATCAAGGCTTTCGATGAAGAGATTGACAAAGTTCCAGGGCTGCCAATAAACACACTTTTGTACCGTGGAACACGTAATAGGTCAGCTGAAAAACTATTTTCACTTGCTGTCGGTGAAGAGTTTACAGATTTAGGATTCGTTTCAACATCACTTGAGTATGACACGGCCGAAATGTTTTCAAGAGACGTCGATGTACTTAGTGGTGTTATTCTCGAAATCGAAGCGCCCGCCGGGACTAAAGGAATCTCGCTCGCTGCGTATTTTGGAGATACTGTTGATACTGAAACTGAAGTAGTGCTAGCGAGAGGCACAACGTTTGTTGTCAAGTCAAAGACAGATGCGATCGACGGTGATTCAAGAAAAATGCGAATTGCTATCATCGATCAAACAACAAGCGTCGAGCAAGAGCCAGTCAAAGCAGATGAAGACAATGTTACATATAACGACATTGAAAACTGGACAAAAGTCGGCCCAAAGAAAGGGTCTAACGAAGGTGGAACGTTCCGCGATCAAAGTGGCAATGACTACTATGTAAAAGAACCTAGGTCAACTCTTCACGCTCAAAACGAAGCACTAGCAGCCGCGCTATACAAAGAACTGCAAGTTCCTGCTGTAGAAGTACTTCTTGGCGAAAAAAATGGCGAACTGCGTACTGTATCTCCGATCGTCGAAAGTACTGGTGTTCTCGGCTACAACCCAGAGCGAAGCGTAATTGAAAAGCTGCAAGAAGGCTTTGCAGTTGACGCATGGCTGGCAAACTGGGACATTGCAGGTCTGACTTTTGACAACGTTATCATCGACAAAGACGGCAACCCAATAAGAGTCGACCCGGGTGGCGCGCTCATGTGGCGTGCTCAGGGTGAGCCCAAAGGTAAAATGTTCGGAGACGTTGTTGGAGAAATTGACACGCTTCGCAGCGAGAGCAAGGCGCCAGAGGCATCTGTAATCTTTGGCGACATGACTGACGATCAAGTCAAAGAATCTGCAAAGGTTCTTCTCAATATATCTCCAGAAAGAATTGACGAAATTGTTGATTCAATCATCAGCGACTTTGCAGATGCTGCTGATCTAAAGATGAAGCTTAGAAACAGACGTCAAAGCATTCTTGACAGATTTGGTCTCACAGACGCAGACAAACTCGACGAGCCAGTAGAAGAGACGCCTACTGAAGAACAAGTGCCAGACAACAGCACAGAGATGGTTACAACTCTTGGCGCGGATGTTTCAATGCCAAACGTTCTTGTTGAAGGACGTGGAGCCGCGCCAGACCACACGCCTCGTGACAAAGAACTTGTTGCGAGACTTGTTGCGGAAGGCCCACAGGCCATGGGCTCACAGTTCGTTGAAAACTGGGCAAAGCTGTACGAAGAGTATGACGGCAGTGACACAGAGGCAAAAGACGCGGCAATGTTCATGTGGGAAATGAATATTAACTCCATTGAAAATCGCGCAAAAACTGACGAGCTCGTGCAAAACGCCGTTATCGGCATCTTCGCGTCGACAATGTCTTACATTAAAGACACTTTGCCTCCAGCACCATTTTCTGAAACTGGAAGGCCACAACTTAAGCGTGATTTAGCTGAGTGGAGAGAAGACTTTCCAACTGACTTAGTGCAAAAGGACAGACTAAGTGAAAAAGCATTTTGGACTGACCTGGCGAGGTACTTTGATACTCCAGAGTTGATCGACATTGAAATGACTCCAGCTTCCGCGTTTCTAAGAATCCTGCGCGCCTGGGAAGGTAGTGGAAATCCACCTCAAGAATACGACAGATTCTTGTCATTCTATGATAAGAAGATTACAGACGACGATCATCCGCTTAAGTACATGCTCACGCCTGGGCAAGAAGTCGTTCTTCGTCCGTCGTCGTGGACCAACGCAGGTGAGCTAACTAACTTCGATGATTTTTTGACTGCTTCCCATGATGGAGTCCCGTCTGACTGGGAAGACTATGAACAAGTTGGAGATCAATTTTCTCCGCTAGAGGTTGGTCACGTAGTTCTTCGAGTCGCGGTCGACAACGCGTATGCTATCGATCAAATGAGCCATGTTGCGGACGAAAAAGAGTCGATTATTCCAAACGGACGCTACCGTGTCAAGTCTGTGGAAAGAGTAAATGAGCAATTCTTTGATAACACGTTTGTGTCTTACACGCTTATCACACTTGAAGTAGTTCCGCTAAAAAGAAAGAAAAAGGCAGCACCAAGTGAGGCCCTTGCTGAAGCAGCGGGAGAACTCGGTGTAAACATCGATGCCTACTACGACGAAGCGTTGGACATTGACGACGTCGAGCAAGCAACTAACAAGTTTTCTCTTGCAAAGACAGAGCACATGACAGCGTCAGATGCTGTAATCATCAAGCGTTCAGATGAAGGCGATCTTATCGCAATGATTGAGCGTGAGTTTGGCCCGTTCCGTGGTGCGTATGCTCTTCCAGGCGGAATGCTTGATGCTGGAGAAACATTTGCGCAAGCTGCCGACCGCGAGATGCAAGAAGAAGTCGGCTTTGACGCAGCAAATGCAGTGTCACGTAAGAATCTCGGTAGCGTAACAGATTCGCCAGACTGGGATCCTCGATTTGTCAATGGCGTAAGCGTTGGAGCTGTGTCTTACGTAGTACCAGACGGTACAGAGCTCACTGCGCAAGATGATGCACGGGCCGCTCTGTGGATTCCAGTAGAAGATCTTGCAAACGGTATATACCCGATCGCTTTCGGACATGCAGCGTGGCTTGCTGAGCACTACAAAGGTGGCATACTTGGAGATAAGTTTGAAGTCATTGTTGAGGCGTCTAAAGAGCGAAACGCGCGTCTCATCGAAAAGATCAACGAAGTCCGTGAAGAACTCGGTGAGCCGACATTTACACAGTATGGAAAAGATGCTCCTTGGTGGAGTCCAGTTGCAGCAGTTGAAGAGATCACAAAAGATCTAGACAGTCCTCTACAACTTGACTACAAAGAATGGCGTGGTGGATCGAGCACCTATGTCGATGAGGACGGTGTCACTATCGGTGTTGACGTCGACTACGACGATGTCTATGCGCTAAAGAACGGATCACTTGAACCTCCTGCGCTTCCATTCTTTGTTCCTTTGTATAGCTCAGGCGCTCAAGATTCTGGTGAAGGATACTACTTCGCCAAGTCAGGAAAGCGCTATTGGGGCAGATACGGTGCAGCAGGCGCACTCTTACGCCGTGTCAGAGAAGACGGCACGCTTGAATACCTGCTCGCAAAGCGCTCAGCAAACATCTCAGCAGGAGGCGGCAAGTGGGCATGGCCTGGTGGCGCGCACAAGGACGAAAAACACGCTCATAGTCCGCAGCTTACAGCGTATGAAGAGCTAAAAGAAGAACTTGGTATCTATCCAGAAGGAATTGATCCCATCGCGACGCACACAAACTTTGTCGAGCCCGATTGGTGGTACGAAACAATGATTGTCGATGTTACTAACAATAGTTCATTGACAGATTCTCTCAAGATTAGCGATGACGAGAATAGTGACCTCGGCTGGTTTACAGAAGACGACATTAGAGATCTCAACGATAACGGCATGCTCCACCCCGCAGTTGCATCGTCGATCGAGCAGGTGCTTGCAATCAGTCGCGTGTATGACAGCCCGCTAGAGCTACCTGTCTATGAACCAAAAGAACAGCCTGAAATGGTTGGTGCACAGAAAATTACTCAAACTGGACGTCCTAAAGTCACTCCAGAAAATCCTTTGCCGCTTTCTGCGTCAGCGATCGATGGAACATATTCAGTAATGGACGCGATCCACCACGTTAAGAATAGCGACGATATTGCTGTAAGTACGTTTGTTGACGGCGGAGATATCGAAGATCTCGAAGTGCGTGCATCAATCGTTGTTGACGAACCTACTGGCGAAAAGAAACTTTCTCTCAGGTTCAAGCTTACCGCATGGGCAGCAGATAGACTGCTAGACCCAATCAGATTTGTGCGAAACAATAACAAAGAAGATGTTATAAATCCTGCAAAGAGAAAAGCTCTAAAACTAAGTGGCGATCTTTCTGAAGCTGAGATCACAGAAAAGCCTGTAATGCCGGCGCAATTCTATGTCGACCCTGCGAGCGGCACAGTTGTTCGGACAGGAGGCCCGGCGAAAATTGTCAAAGTCTCAGCAGCACAAGCCGACACTAACCGCCCAGTAATATATGAAGGCAGCATACTAGTAATAGACGACAGCAAGGGAAAGACGGGCGCGGTCTACGAAATTGTTGATGAAGACGGCGAAGAATTTTTTGTGCCTGACTACAACATACCAATTCAAGAAAGGCCATATGCTCACGACGAGTCGGCCGTGTCGTACGACAATACAGTGAGAATCTATCTACCGCTTGATGCAACAGAAGACCAGGTAGCTGCGGCGCTAAGAGCTGCTGGAGTACAAGATGTGCGAGCAGGTACTAATGAAGATCTTAAAGTAATCGCAGAAAACAGGCTACTAAGTATCTTCAAGCAGCACACTGACCCTGCAAAAAATGTCGAAGACCAGTTAACCAGAGACGAGCTGCTTGATTCGATAAAGAAGACTGAAAATGTCACCGTTGACGACATTGAATTTAGAATATCAGACACTGGCAGAGTTGAAATGATGTTCTCAGAAGAAAAAGCAAAAGAACTCGCGCAAAGACTTGAAATTGACAGGTTTGAGCATGAAGTACCGAATATGCGTGCTGGAATGATGTATTACGTTGACAATCCTAATATTATGTTTGGTGGAATTTCTGCCGTTCCTAGAGAATACACGGCTACTGCCGCTGCAAAATCAATTCTAAGAACTGTGTCTGCGAATAGATTAAATTCAACTATGACAAGACTTTTAGAAGGAAATCAAGACACTGGTTTGTCATCTGACTCTGACATAAAGAAAGGGTCAGCGGACTATGTGTTTACGACTCCGATGAATGTAAAAACGTCTTTGAGCGACTTTACTAGCGAAGACTCCGCTCATGATCTATCGAACACAATATTTGTTTTTTCTGCAGAAAAATTGCTAAGAAGACTTGACATTTATGGAAATAGAGAAGACCAGTTCGGCCAGCGTTTCAATAATCACGACATCTATGCAGAAATAGATCTTTCAACCTATAGGAGCGCATATGAAGCTATGTTTAAGCATGACGTCGACTTTGGAGAGTACTTAACATACATATCAGTAGCTGAAGACATTAGAAACGAAATTCTTGACATGCTAAGTCAGTCAGGAATCACTACGATGTATGGCATTCCAGTAGAAGAACTGTTTGTAGTGCATGGTGATGTTCCTAATAGAGAAAGAATCGCAAAACAAATAGCAGAGAATGCGGATCTTGTTGAAGATATTGAGCAAAAACAACTGAGCATGGGAGCAAACCCAATTGAGTTCCGTGCGTTTACGAACGTAGTCGCAAAGGTGTGGGACTTTGAGTCTGATACTGGCACTACATGGTTCATGCCAGCACCTGACGGATCTAAGATTCTTGGACTTGTACGCCCAGGCAGTGAAAATCCGACTATGGACATCTACGTGCAGGAACCTTCAGGTGGCTTATACTTGTACAGCGGCAGTGACGCTGAGAGCTTGACAGCATATGACATGACCACGGAGTATATGCGCCGCGCGGTTTCAAAGAGCGGCCTCACGCACACACTTGATGTCCTGAACAATGCTGACTCGTATTCTGCAATTGAAAAATTCTTTACTTACATGTATGGCACAGAAGATGAGAACGTATTTACTGGATTTAAGTCAGGAATATCTAAATTTGATCTTCCGCAGTATGTCCCTGCCGGCGTCGTAAACCACTATCTTAGCGAAGACACGTGGCGCGAATCTCTTAACAACCTAATTGAGTGGTACTATGATGATAACGGCACCAGAAAAACAACAGACATATCGATGTCAACTGTTCTTGCTTCTTGGGCAGTGTCTAACATGCCGATCGAAGCAAGAGAGGCTCTTGAAACAATGATTGACACTCTTGCAGATGGGATTCGACCAGTCGTCTCAGCAGGAACACCAACGTCTGCCGCTCCAAGCTACGTAAGCTCTCTTGAGTACTTCATCGAGACAGGGAACATTATCGGAGGCATCGCTGGCCTCGAGACAACGTACAACTCTGGAGAAAAAACGATAACCGTGATCTACACGGTTAAGCGACGTGTTCTTGAGAAAGAAGACGGCAAGATCGCGATTGTTCTGGCAGTAGCCACTGACAACGGAACACGACTGTTCGAGCTTAAAGAGCCAACTGATCTGATATTTAACAAAAAAACTGGGATTGGTACATTCTCAACTGCGTCTGCACAATATAGAATACAACCACTTGAGTCTGTATATGCAGAGCATGACAACGAAACTAAGAAAAACAGACAGGCGAAATAGACATGGAAGAAACTACTATGGAACAGCCGGTATGGCCGTCTAAGCTAGACGAGGGCGATTTATTATTTGCTATTGTAGACGGCGGAACAAGCGAAGTTCCGTTTTTAGTCTACTCATCTATGGAGAAAAAAGCGTCTTTTGTGCGAGACAGAGGCGCTTGGCAGAAGGTGGGAGAGACCTTCTTTGAAAAACTAGAAGATCTTCCGAATCACTATGTCGACGACGTTACGATTGACGCCATTGCGATCTATGATGCTGCTGATAAGGCAGGCAAGACTGCTACAATTCTTGATATTTCAAACACAAGCGGTCTAGAAGACACGAGTGTTTCACAAGAGTCCACTGTCCAAGAAGAAGTAGATGGCCTAATAGCATCTGTAGTAATTGAAGAAGAGCAGGACCTTGCTGACGCACTTATTGAGATCACTAAAAAGCACGGCAAATTCAACAGTGATGACATGGGAGTCTGGGCAGGCTACGAGTCAGCTGATGAAAATGAACTTGCTGACATTGGAGTTAAGTGCGCTAATTGTATTCTCTACGAAGGCGGAACTTCTTGCAAGATTATTGCTGCAGAAGTTGAGCCGGGTGGATATTGCCGGTTCGCTCTAATTCCAGACGGCGTGGTGACCGCGGCAGCCTCAAAGCCTGCACCCAAAAAAGACCGCATTTACGGCTCAAAGACAAATAAGCCAGGCTCTGCCGCAGGTGGAAAAAGCATCACATTTTCTGAAAAAACAACAACCGCGCTTAAGAACAAAGTAAAAGAGCACAACGAAAAAGCATCTAAAGGCCGCAAGGTGACTTTAGGAATGCTGAAAGCTGTGTATCGCAGAGGATCAGGTGCGTTCTCAAGCTCTCACAGGCCAGGTAAGACGCGCGATCAGTGGGCAATGGCCAGAGTTAATGCGTATCTTAAGCTTCTGAAATCTGGCTCTCCAAGCAATCCAAAGTACAAGCAGGATAATGACCTTCTCCCATCGGGACATCCGAAGGCCTCGAACTCAACAATGGAAGCCGTCATTGCAGCGATTCAAGTAGAACTTGAGTTTATTGAAGAGTACTTAGAGATCGACGATGACGCGTTGGTTGCTGCTTCAAAAAGTCCTTGCTGGGACGGATATAAGCAAGTTGGCATGAAAAAAGGCAAGAACGGAAACATGGTTCCAAACTGTGTGCCAATCAATGCGTCCAATGACTCTGAGTTTCAGATTGGCGATGGCGCAGAAACTACGTGTCCTCCTGCGACAACAGATATTGCAGTCAATTTGACCAACAGAAAAAAAGCAATTAGAGTTGCAAATTATGGCCCTCTAAATCCTCAGGAGCCAAACGAAGAGTACTGGAAAGAGCGCGCAGCGGTGTGGTCAGTTACTCCAGAAGAAGCACAAAATAGCCTATGCGGAAACTGTGCTATGTTTTCTATTACGACTAAAATTCGACAGTGCATTGCAGACGGCATTTCATCTGGCGGATCTGGAAAAACCGATGCGTGGGACGTTATTGATACAGCAGAACTTGGCTACTGTGAGGCATTTGATTTCAAGTGCGCAGCGAGTAGAACATGTGATGCATGGGTTACTGGCGGTCCAATCACTGACGATTCTGAAGGCAAGGAAGAAGTACAATGATTGTTAAAGTCTTCGGGCAATGCAAAAACTTTGCTCTATTTACGGATGGATCAAACGCAGTAGTAATTGACACACGTACAGGCATGGTCGAGAATGTTGGAGCTCTATCGTCTCTTTCTTCTATTATGCAGTGGGATCAAGGTGCTTCGTCTGTAGAGGAAATGTACACTGATCTTGCACATGGCGCTTTGGCTGACCTAAGCATTGAGACTGTCGTTGCGTCTGGGCGTATGTACACAGTCCCAAAGGCAGTCCAAGAAGAAGCAAAAAGAGCTCTTGAGTGGAGAAAAAAGCACGATCGAGGCGGCACGCCTGTTGGGCTTAACACAGCACGTACTCTCGCAAAAGGCGGCCAAGTCGGCATTGAAAAAATTCGCCACATTGCAAAGTATTTTCCACGCCATGAGGTCGATAAGAAAGCCTCTGGCTACAGACCAGGCCAAGATGGGTTTCCGTCAAACGGTCGCATTGCGTGGGCTCTCTGGGGCGGAGATGCCGCGTGGAGATGGTCTAAACAGATCGTTGAACGCGATAATAATGCAAAGAAGGCGATGAAAGCTAGCGCGTCTGGCAATGACTACGCGGTTGAGTTTTCTGCGTATGAGGTCGATCTAAAGGCATTTAAGGCGGCGCAAGAAGCAGCTACGGATGAAGACGCTCCAGCGTTTATCGCGCGAGTGCGTGACACAGACGAAAGCATCGACAGACTCTATATGATCAGCGTCGACGGAAATCTCTCTGTGTGGGACGATCTTGGTTGGGACGATCTTGGGCAGGTTGA